TACGGAATATGCGAAAATAAAAATACTAATTAGTTAATTATAAGGAGAAAACCTAATGGCATTTCAAGTATCACCAGGTGTTCTCGTACAGGAAAAAGACTTAACAAGAATTATTCCTGCCGTATCTTCTTCTTCTGGAGCTTTTGCTGGTCAATTCAGTAAGGGACCTCTTGATGAAGCAGTAACTATCGGTAGTGAATCTGAACTTGTATCAACGTTTGGAAAACCAGATAGCTCTAATTTTGAGAGTTATTTTAGTGCTTCAAACTTTTTACAATATTCAAATAACTTGAAAGTAGTTCGTGTACAGAATTCATCTGTTTCAAACGCAACTGAAAGTGGTAGTGCGTTTGTGATTAAGAATACTACTGATTACCAAAACAATTATGCTGACGGTTCTGCTTCTGTAGGAATGTGGGCTAGTAGAACAGCGGGTGCGTGGGGAAACAATGTAAGTGTTTCTTCTTGTCCTTCTGCTACTGCTTACGAAGAAACTGCTAAAACAACTGTTGCTGACGCTTCAACAAGTGTCGGAGAAACAGTAGTTTCAGTTACTTCTGCTACAGGAATTAGTGCTGGAGATATAGTTAATTTTGGTGATGAATATGAATATAGAGTTATTAGTATATCTACTAATGACTTGAACATTGTACGAAAAGAAGAACCATCATATTATGGTACTTCTGACTCATCTGGATTACAAAAGACCATTACAAATGGCGCTAATGTAAGACGAAGATGGAGATATTATGACCTATTTAACAAAGCACCAGGAACATCTACTTACGCTCAAACAAGAGGCGGAAGTAATGATGAACTACATATAATTGTAGTTGATGAAGACGGTGGAATTAATGGCGTTAAAGGCGAAGTACTAGAAAAATTTGAAGCAGTTTCAAAAGCTTCAGACGGTAAATCACCTCAAGGCGACACTAGTTATTATTCAGACGTAATTTACAATTCAAGTAATTACATTTTCTGGATGGACCACAACGCTTCTGGATCCAATTGGGGCACAGCGGCAGCTGGAACTACATTTACAGACGTAACTTCTGTAAGTGATGTATCATTAATAAATGGTGCAGACGGTTCATCTGCTACAACTGCTCAAGTTAAAACTGCTTATGACAAATTTAACGATGCTGAAACAACAGACGTTGGATTAATTATTGCAGGTGCTGGTGACTCAACACATATAGATAACTTAATTACTATTGCTGAAAACAGAAAAGACTGTGTAGTTTTTGCAAGTCCTGAAAGAAGTGATGTAGTTAATATAGCTAACTCAGCAACACAAAAAGATAATGTAATCAGTTTCTTTAATGGAATTGCTTCATCTTCTTATGTGTTCTTTGATAGTGGATACAAATATATGTACGATAGATATAATGACGTTTATAGATATGTACCTTTAAATGGCGATATGGCAGGATTATCAGCAAGAACTGATAGTGTTGCAGACGCTTGGTACTCACCTGCTGGATTAAACCGAGGTGTAGTAAGAGGTGCAGTTAAACTAGCATTTAATCCAACTAAAACTCAAAGAGATGAATTATACAGAGCAAGAGTAAATCCTGTGACTACGTTCCCAGGACAAGGAACTGTATTGTTCGGAGATAAAACTGGATTAGCAAATCCTAGTGCATTTGATAGAGTTAATGTCAGAAGATTGTTCATAATTTTAGAAAAGGCAATTTCAACTGCTTCTAAAGTCCAACTATTTGAATTCAATGATGAATTCACTAGAGCTGGTTTTAGAAATATGGTAGAACCTTTTTTAAGAGAAGTACAAGGACGAAGAGGGATTACAGACTACCTAGTAGTTTGTGATGAAACTAACAACACAGGCGAAGTAGTGGATAGAAATGAATTTGTTGCTGAAATATTTGTAAAACCAGCAAGAAGTATCAACTTTATCTCATTGCAATTCGTTGCAACAAGAACAGGCGTTTCTTTTGAAGAAGTCGCAAGTTAATTTAGGGGAGAAATAAAACAATGGCAAACATAAATGATTTCAAAGCTAAACTATCGGGCGGTGGGGCAAGAAGTAACCAATACAAAGTGGTTATGCCTTTTCCTGGATACGCTCAAGTTGGTGGAGAAATAGAAGACCTAGCATTTTTATGTCAAGGTGCTGAATTGCCTGGTATGGCAGTAGCAGCAATTGAAGTTCCTTTTAGAGGAAGAGCAATAAAAATCGCTGGAGATAGAAGTATAGCGAATTGGACAATCAAAGTAATAAATGATACCAATTTCAAATTGCGTAATGCATTTGAAAGATGGATGAACGGTATAAACAATATGACTGATAACGAAGGATTAACAAATCCTGTAGACTATCAAGTTGACGCATTTGTAGACCAGTTGGACAGAAACGGAAATACTATTAAGTCATACACTTTAAGAGGTGTATTTCCTATAAGTATTAACGCAATTGCCCTGGATTACACGGCTAAAGCTGATTTATCAGAAACAAGTGTAGAATTAGCGTTCCAATACTTTGAAAGTAACACAACTACTTAAAAACTACTATAAATAGTAGTGATATTTTAAGGAGATAAATTATGGCTGAATTATTTGGATTTTCTATAACTCGGGTTAAAAAACCTACAGATCCAAAACAAGCATTTACACAACCACAAGCGGATGATGGAACACAAACCATCGCCGCTGGTGGGTACTATGGTCAATACTTGGATATGGAAGGTCAGACAAAGACTGAACACGACCTTATCAGACGTTATAGAGAAATAGCATTGCATCCTGAATGCGATATGGCTATTGAGGATATTATCAACGAGTCAATTGTTGCTAATGAACTCAAAGACGCAATAAGATTAAACCTAGATAACTTACCATTCGGTAAGGATGTTAGAAGAAAAATAGAAGACGAGTTTAAAGAAGTATTAAGGTTGATGACCTTTAATACAAAAGGTCACGATATCTTTAGAAGATGGTACGTGGACGGTAGATTATATTATCATAAAGTAATTGATAGAGAATCTACAAGAAAGGGTATTACAGAATTAAGATACATAGACCCTAGAAAAATTAAAAAGATTAGAGAAGTAAGAAAAAGAAGACCAGATGGACCTACTCCATATGGATTAAATGTAGTTGATGACGTTAAAGAATACTTTTTATATAATGAAAAAGGAGTTTCAAATACTACATCAGGTGGAATTAAAATTGCTGTTGACGCAATAGCATTTTGTCCTAGTGGAATGATAGACCAAAATAAAAATATGGTTCTATCTTATTTACATAAGGCAATTAAACCTGTTAATCAATTACGTATGATTGAGGACGCAAGTGTTATTTACAGAATAGCAAGAGCGCCTGAAAGACGTATATTTAAAATTGATGTTGGTAATTTACCGAAGATAAAAGCAGAACAATACTTACGTGATGTTATGGCAAGATATAGAAACAAACTTGTCTATGACGCAAACACAGGTGAGATACGTGATGACAGAAACTATATGTCAATGCTTGAAGACTTTTGGTTACCAAGTAGAGATGGAGGAAGAGGAACAGATATTACTACTTTACCAGGTGGACAACAACTTGGTGAAATGGGAGATATAGAATACTTTAGAAGTAAATTATATCGTTCTTTAAATGTTCCTGCTAGTAGATTAGAAGCGTCAACTGGATTTAATCTAGGACGTTCAACTGAAATTACTAGAGATGAACTTAAATTTACAAAATTTGTTCAAAGATTAAGAAAGAAATTTACTGAAATATTTAACGATATATTAAGAACTCAATTAGTTTTAAAAGCCGTTATTACGGATGAAGATTGGTTAATAATAAGGGATGTTATCCAATATGATTTTTTACAAGATGGACATTTTGCTGAACTAAAAGATTCTGAAATGTTATTAGAAAGAATAAGACTTGCCGATTCGGTAAGAGATTATGTTGGTAAGTATTTTTCGGTAGAGTATATAAGAAAAAAAATATTACGACAAAGTGAAAGAGATATTGAAGATATCAATTCACAAATTAAAAGAGAAGTTAAAGACGGTATACTTGCAGACCCTATGCAACAATATACAGCAAACAAAGATAGTATAGAAGGAGATATGTAATGGCAGACCCAAGCGTTCCAAATAAGACAGCGGAATTTATTGACAAATTGCAAGCAGGTAAAAATGCAGACGCAGGAGAAGCATTTAAGGATGCTTTAAGAGATAAAGTAGCAAGTGCTCTTGAAAGACAAAGAGGAGATGTTGCTAGTAAAATTTTTAAAGGTGTAGAACCTGAAAAATTTAGTGCTCCTAAACCAGCGGTAACAGACCCGAGTGCAAGAACCGATAAAATTATGGATACAGATGGAAAAGAAGTTGCTTTTGAACCGAAGGAACCGGCTCCAACAGCACCAGAACCTGAAGCGCCAACTATGGCACCAGGTCACGAATCACCACCAGACGCAGGTGTATAGAAATGGATACGAATTTACTTTTTACAAGTAAGATAGTTGAAGATAGTAAGTATCTTGACTCTAAAAGTTATGGAGATTTATCTCCTAAACTAAAGTTAGCAGTACAAGATACTTTCAATCTAATTGAAAGAACGTCTGGAGATATTATAAGTAAATTTGAAAATTCAGTAGACAAAGTTGCTGAAGCTAGAAAAATAAATAAAGAAGAGTTATATAAATATTTTGACAAAGAAATAGAAGAACAATTAGGAAAATAATATGGCGTGGGTAGATGTACCAGGATCAAATAGTGTTTGGCAATATGAAAATACTGCCACAGCATCCAATACGTATGCAGACGCACCTGGAACTTATTCAGGTGGTGTAAGAACTTATACAACTCCTGGAACAGGACAAGTAAATAAGATTTATGCTAGATGTAGAAAAAAAGGCGAAACAACAGAACGTGGCGAATTATCAAAAGATTTTTATGACGCTACACACGTAGGATTCTAATATGGCAGATATAGTTACAACACAAACAATAGCAGATACGTCTGGAGTTAAGTACGTAGTTAAG